ATGGATAACTTGGTTGTACTAATCCTGAGTATAACATACTTTGAACTTTTCTATCAAGTTTAACTCCACCAAGTTCACCAACTGAAAGAGTATTATACACATTATCTGTATATGCTCTTGCCTGTTCTTGTTGTTGTTCTTTTTTATATTCTTGTTCTGCTAATTGTCTTGCAACAATCTCATCTTGCATTTTATCTAACTTTGGTTTAAACTGTTGAGCTTTTTGCTCCAGTCTACCCATATCAGACCAATCATTAATTTCTGCTTCAATTTCTTCTGGTGTACCAAACTTTGTAGCATACAAGTATTGTCTTGCAATTTCAGCTTGATCATATTCATTTGTTGGATCTAACTGACGCATTTCTTCAACTTGAGCTAGTGTTCTAAACAAACCTTTAAGATCTGTTCCACCATCCGCTACATACTTAGCAGCATATTGAAGTTCTTCTGGAAGAGATTGAAAGAATTCTTTTGGAGTAGATTCTCTAATCTTATTCTCTCTTTCTTGGAAGTTAGCTTCAAATAACTCACGGAAATCTTTGGTAGTATATTCCTCTAATGGTTTATCATCATCAAAAGGAATAAGTGTACCTTCCTCAATCATTTTAAGTGCTAACTCAGTAAGACCAGACTTATCAACTTTTGGTCTTCCTTTGTTACCAGCATCTTCTTCTTGAGTAATTAAATTGTCTAGTTCTGCAAGTGCATCATTAACATCAGCTACTTCTTCTTCCTTATCTTTAATTTCAGGTTCTACAGTTTTTGCTGTAGGTTTTTCAGTCTTGTCAAGGAACGAAGTGTCTACTTCTTCTTTAGAAAAAACAGACTTAGGTTTTTCTTCTGTTGAACTATTGTCTTCTGGTAACATTACATTGTCTGCACCAGGCATTCCAAATAATTCATCAATGTTTACATCCACCTGAGCAACCGTTGTTGACTCATGTATTTCATTGTTGTTGGTTTCCATGTTGGTTTTGGTTTTTATTTATAATATAATATAGTTATTAAATTTTAAAAATTTAAAATCCAATATTTAATTTTGCGCACTATATGGCTAACACTATTTCTTTTTATTATTCTTATCTGACTTTGAACCTGCTCCGCCATCATATTTGTTTTTATTAATACGTGCAATTTCAAGTTGTTTATTTGCTATATCTTGTTGAGCCTGAATCTTTTGCTGTTCAATATCTAACTTTTGAGAATGTTTAACCATATCATCACTCTGTTTCTGTCTTTGAAGGTTAGATTGATCTCTATAGGCTTCTGTTTCTCTAATCTCTTTCATAGCATCTCTATAGTCAGACATTTGATTTTGATCAACATCTGCCATAGAACCATAACCAGCAGCTCTAATTTCTGCAACAAGAATATCTCTTTGTCTATCTTTTTCTTTCTCAGCCATTTGAGCATCAATCTTCATTTGCTCCATTTGTTGTTGCGCTTGAAGTTGTTGCTCTTGCATTTGCTGTGCTTGTTGCATTTCTTGTTGTTTCATCTGTTCTTGTTTTTGTTCAGATGCTTTCAATGCATTATTAAGTTCTGCAATTGAATCAGATTGAACAACTTTACCAAGATCATAAATAGAAGCACCGGTAGTATTATTCTGCATAGCCATTTGCTTTAATTGCTCAAGTATAGCTCTATTATTTGCAGTAGTAGTACAGAAAATATTAAGATCTCTCATTAATAAATCTGTACCATTAATTTCAAAGTTTACCTTTTCATCTGCAGCTGTAACATAAGTTAGTCTTGCGGATGGTTTAGTTGAATTATAATATTGTGCTAGATCAGTACGCATTTGATGTACTCTAGGCATAAGATAATCACAGTGTTGAATAAAGAATATTTCTGTTTGAGCATATGATGCTGAAGCAGCTTGTTCTACTCCTGTAGCAGTCATCTGAGATAATTGTTGTCCCATTCTTTGTGGGTTCACACCAATTACTTCATATGCTTGTTGTTTAAAGTGATTAGCAAGTTGTATTCTAGACATTAATCTTTCTGTTTGGGAAAGATCTAATTTTTGGAAATGCTGGAAATTTAATGCATTCTCAGTATTTGTAATAGATGTATCCAAAGGAAGCATCTGGAAATTCTTCATTGCAACATATGCTTTAGCAAGATTGTTCTTACCCCAATCTTCACCTAAGGAATGTCTAGGTAAAGTATTTTGGTCAAGCATAATAATTGTACCTAGTTCATCTACTAGAATATCTGCTATCTGATTATTTACAATGTTATATCCAATTTGGAATGGCTTCATTAAATCTAACAAAGCTGTTGACTTAGTATTTCTATCAGAGAAAACAGATCCTTCTACGGGAAGTTTACAACCATACAATGTGCTATCTCCTTTAAACTGAAATCTAAGTGGACCAATTTCATTTTTATCAATTCCAATATATATTGGACTAAATCCTCCAGGGTTATTCATACCCCAGAATGATGGTAAATTTGGACCAATTTTAATTCCACCCCATACTTCATTAATCCAAATCCAATCTATATGCTCACCATATACAAGATTTTCCTTTGATTTGTTTTTATAAAGTCTAGTATCATAAATTGGTTTAGAACTAATCTTATAGTCTTCTGTAACTATTTCATTTAGTACTTCACCAAGTTCAGTAATTTTAGTTAAGTGTCCTACTTTCTTTTGTGACTTCCAGTAGCACGTAGTTACTCTTAATAAGTATGCAGTACCTTGATCATAATAATCTTCTCCTTCAGAAAGAATTTGATTTATAATATCCCCTCCTCCATATATAGAGTTAGCTGCTGCAGTTGTAAATTGTCTATATGCTAGTGATGGCATATTAGTATTCCATTCATGTGATTTAGTTGCATCATAGAATGTACCATCATTTTGATACCCACCTACAATATATCCTGCAGATCTAATTGGATATACAGCTTCTAATGCAGCAAGTTGTTCTTCTGTCATTAGATAACCATACTTATCAATAACATCAGATGGAGTAAACATATCTGTTTTACCTACCCATTGTGCTTGAGAAATATATCTTGCATCCGGAGACTTATGATAAAATGTTACTACAGGATTCCAAAGTTCTACTTCATAATCATCTTCTCTCATTTGGAAGTGCCAGAATTCTCTATCTGTGATAAGCATATCACGGAAACCTCTTTCTTCTAACTCATCCATTTTAAATCTTTCTACATCAACCTTATGTTGGTGTGTTGCCCATTGCTCAATCATTGAACGGTAGTCTTTCTTAAAGAACTGTTCAATTTCAGGTAGGGTCTTAAGATTATCTGGATTTAATTGTTGTTGTGCTTCTTGTGAACTTGGATCTAATCCTTGCTCTAACAATGCAGCTGTAATTTTTACTTGAGCATCAGCAAGCAAAGTATCCTCTACCATTTGTCTTTTTTGCTCAAGCATTTCATTATATGAAAACTCATCAGAAGATCTATATGTAAGTTTAGTAGATCTCTTTGCAAATTCAGCTACAAGAACATTAATAACATTTGGAATAATTGGATAGAATTTAAGCTCAAGTGCAGATGCATCTTCTTTTGTAAGTAATTCTACAATATCTCTGTATTCATTATCTTCTTCAACAATATAATCTGATCTGTCAATAATACCTTTTGCAAGCTTATAGTTTTTCATAAGCCTACGTGCATTTCTACGGATTTGTTTTAATCCCTGCCATTCAATCCAGTCAAGATTCCATGCAGCCCATTCCTGAGTTTTTTCTTTTTTAGGAATAAACTGTAATGGTTGAGTAATGCTGCCTAATCTTTGTTGTTCAGCTTTAGCACCATTTTTTATTTGAAGAGCATTTAATACCTGCATATCTATTACTTAATATTTCTAAATGGAGATCTTTTCATAGACATTCCACTAAATGAACCATTACTCCCCATATGGCGGAACGGGCTCTTATTTAATTTAAACAAATTATTTGACTTTTGCAAGTTTTTAGAGGCATCATCCATAACAACTCTCTTAGAATAACCACGGTTTGCATGTTGAATTCTCATAAATGCAACAAGTGCTGCAAATGATACAAGTCTATCCACGTTGACTCCATCAGCATACTCTTGCATTTCTTTAAGTAACATAGGATCTGGAATGCGTTCTATACCATACTTAGTTCTTACAATAGTACCATCAGTTTTAGTTTCTACATCTAATTCTTCTTTACAATATTCAATAGCATAACTTAACAAGTGAGCTTTAAATAATGTACCGGTGTTTTTCCAACCATACTCCTGGAATACATTAGCATTTGCACCTAGATCTTTTAAGAATAAGATCTGACTCTTAGGTACTAGATACCTTTGTTTCTTTCTTGATATCATGTACTGAATAAATAATGAGATGTTATTTTCTATTACTGTCCAAGCATTATACCATTCTATAATTAACTCAAGTCTTTGGTGAGTTTTATTAATATCATCAAATCTACCACACCAAGCAGCTACTATCTTATCCTGTTCTATATATGTTTCTGTTTCTCCTGCCGTTACTTTAGTAACTTCTACTGGAGCTTTCATAATATAAATGGAACAGAGTGATTCTGATGTTGTAGTTTTACCTTCAGAAACGGGGTCAATAGATGCATAGTACTGACCAAATATCTAAGTGTTCATATCCATATTCCTTTTCTTCAATTCTTCTTGCTTGTGCTGCAACTAAGTGTGCTGGAAATACTGATACTGATCTGTGTGCAAAAGCTTCTTGAATATTTCTAGGATGCTGAGAAATACGCAACTGGTAATCTTCTGGAGAAAGTTCTTTTTTCCATTGCTCAAATTGAGCATCTAAAGCTATAAGAGCTTCTTCTACTTTTGAATTACCAAACTCATCTATGTATGGCGGCATTGACCATTGTTCAGGAATAAACAAACCTGACAAACCAACAGTTCCTTTGTTATCTATAAGATTAGTTTCTACAGCATAAATATCTTTAGAAAGTGGATTAAGGATCATATCTCTCAAAGGATTACACTGAGACAAGTCACCCACAGATCCTGCTGCAATAAACATACCCGTAGTTACCATACCTGAGCGCATAGCTGGGCGCATGTACTCATATGTTTGATCCATCTTAGGGGCAATACCTGCCTCTTCATGAAAGAAGTATTTTACCGGACCCCCTACACCATTTGTTGGATCTTTCTCAAATGACATACCCTGTATAGTTCCTTTGAGACCTACTTCTGTTTTTCTGTCTCCCTTTCTTACTTCAATCTTCTGCTGCCACATCATTACCTTGTCTGGAGACATAGGTCTATACCATGCGGTATGTTCATTTAAGAATGCTGCATATTCCTGTAAGAATTTCCAGGATCCTTTCTCATTGATATAATCTTTAAGACTTGCTCCCATCTTAAGTGTAACCCCAGCTTCAAACCATTGCTGATTTATAAACTTACCCATATGGTAGTAAGAAGATGCAATCTGACGTTTCTTTAGGATAGCTGCATGTTTATAGTTTAACTCAGCTAATAACTCATATAGAGCCATATGATACTGGGCATCCCTAATCTTAGCAAAGTCAAACTTCTGTTGTTCTTTATCAAAGATTGGTAAAAAGTTTAACCACATGTAATATTCTCTTGCAAGAAACCATGTGTTACTACCATCTTTTACAATTATCCCTTTCCTGCATTTTTGTTTTTGATCATCCCAATAGGCAATGAAGTCTTTTGATTTGAATGGGGCTGTGCAATATACTCCATTATCTCTAAATCTTCTTGACTCAGATATAAATACCTGATTAGTTGTATTGTTGAATCCGTAATTACCGGGTTCTTTGAAAACCCCAAATATGAAGTTGCTGAAGTCCTCTCTGGATTCAAAGTTTGTTGTTGTCCATGTTCCATTGTCATAGGTTGGTATGTCTTGATAAATCTCACTCATAATTAACTATCATAAGCAAGCCCCTGGCCTCCGCGTACTTTACTTGATTGTTCATCCTGAAGGTCTTTATATACTCCTTTAAATGATGCTCTAATCTGATCAAAGTTTTTAGCAGCGGCTACTAGTGAATTAATATTTCCATCTCTACCAGCAGTAATAGTAGTTGTCTCCATGTATCTAGCTAATCTATCTAACATAGATGCCATTCCTTTATATGCTCTAGATGTAGGAGTCTCATACATTCTTTGGCAGAATAATAAAGCAGTGTGTATATCATCATCTTCTGTTGAGAATTCTGCTTGTATTTCTTTTAGAATAATATGTTCTTTATCTATCTCTGGTGTATGAAAAAAAGGATTCATGTCCGGATTAGGACATGTCATATAGAACAAATACAGATAAATTTTAAGGTAATCATCTGGATAATTATCCATAATATCTTTAAGTGCCTTTAAGGTATAGCAGTGTTCTGTAGGAACTACCTTACCATTTTGAACATCAAATAGTCTTACAATCATATTACTTCTTTTTAATAATATAAGGATTCTCCTTAAGGTAATTAATAACTGAGATAACCTCATCATAAAGATAGGGTACCGGCATTGGTATTACTTCTAATACTTTTGGTTCTCCATTCTCATCTAATTTAGCAATAGGATATCCATATTGATCTTCACCTTCTGTTTCAAATGTAATGTGGTGAATAAATATTTTTCCCGGTTGAAGTTTAGGATTATGCTTTAAGATAATATACATATAGATACTTAACTGTAAAGCATAGTGATTAAAGTTGCAATCATCTAAATGTTCTACTGGTGGTAACATCTTTTCAGACATTCCTTCCCAATTCTTAAATGATTCTGTTTTAATCTCCTTATTAGTTTTGTAGTCAATAATATTTACTCTACCATTGACTACTTCAACTAAATCTGATTGGCCACATAAGCCTGCTGACTTAAGATAGACCATATGTTCTGGGTACACGCCTGGATCAAGCTTTTGTAAAGGAGCAATCTTTAAACCATTTGGTTGTTCATATGGTTTAAAAATAGGAACAGTTACACCTTCTCTTTCAATAGATGCAAGTGAGCATAAATCAGATTCTCTTTGGTTATGATAGAATGTACCTAGTGTTGTAGCTCTGTTAGCTTCATTATCCCAAATCTGAATAATTGTTTTAGGATCTACACCATACCATTTAGACTTCTTATTCTTACTTACTCTCTCAGCTACCTTCTTAGCATCAAAAGGTTTCTTAAGACTAGACAGTAAAGTAGTCACACTAACCCACTTGATTTCATCATTGGGATCTACACTCTTGTAGCTGTGATCATCTGCATTAAATACTATACTTCATTAATTTATTTTCCGTTCTAAGCATATTTATTTCATTACTTAGCGCATCAAGAGTATCCTTTAAACTAATACCTTTAGAAGTTATAGTATCCCAAACAGAATGAGAAGATAAAGTATCATTAGGATCACTAAAAATAATCTTTGATTCACCAACAATTATTTTAGAACTTGGATTAGTAACAATATTAAGATTATTGGAACTAGAAATACTACCTACGTTTAGTTTAAAAGACATAACATTAATCTTTAAGATTTTCTAATTTATCCTCTTCTTCTTCTGTAGCAATTGCTTGCCATTTACCAAGAGGGCATTCTGATGAAAGAGATCTTGTTTTAAATTGAAGGGAACATCCACATTCATTACAACAAGGACCAGTACCTTTTACCGCACACTTTCTACCTTTACTTGGACATTCATTACAAACATCATATCTCATTCTTGCTACATCTTCTACAAACTCATCTCTTACTACTGAGTTCTTAATGCCTTCAAGAATAGCATTTCTATTCTCCCATATTGCTTTCAGGGCTGCTTTCATCTGATTCTTTTTTATAATTATTTTTTACTTCTTCTTGCTCAACAATTTTCTTTTCCACTTTAACTAACAACTCTAACTTAGTTTCTATCATTTTTTTATGAAAGTAGGCATTATATGTTGAGGTATCATGATTATCTAGAAGTTTAGAAATTTTATCAATGTTGTTTCTTACTGTTTTAGGTTTAACTACAAAGTGTCCTAAACCTTCTACGTTTATTCTAGGTGAATCTAAACTGGTTAATTTTAATCTTAATTCTTTATAATAAAATTGGACTAAATCCTCAACTAAATCTTCATCAACATTTAATTCTTCAGAAATAGGTCTATATAATATATTTGACTTTTTAGGATTCACTTGCAAAAAATTTATAGTCTAGTAATATACTACCTTCTGTTTGTATCTTAAGATTATCACTTAATAATACTATTTTTTTATTTGATGAATCCTTAACAACTATATTCTGTTTTTCAAATTTATTTATACAGTTTCTTACAGTTTGTGAAGATTTAAAAATACTATACTCTTCAGAAGCATCATAACAAAAACTTGTTAGTTCAATAGGTCCCAAAGTAGCTAAAAGAGTTAAGCAGTCTAGATCAGAAGAACTTACTGTTACACGGTTAATATAACAGTAAGTCAATATCTGATACTTAATGATGTCATTTTTTGACATCCTAATTCTTTTCTGTACTTGGTTAACAAGTGCCATGATTATTCTTTTTTAAGTTTTCTTGCTTTTGGCTCTTCTTCTGTTTCTTCTTCTTCCTTAAACATATTTTCTTGCTGTGCCTGAGCCATCATTGCATATTGCATCTGAATGTTAGTTCTTTTAAATCTAGCTTCATCAATTGCAAGTAATGTTTGTTCATACTTTAGTTGTGCTTCTAAGTATGGTAAAGATTCAGTATAAAACTGAAGCATTTGTTCTTTTTGAGCAGCTAGTTCTTCAGCTGTCAATTCTCTTTCTTGTTGGTTTTCCATAATATTTAATTTATTGGTTTACAACAAATATACAAAATAAGTTTAAATGTATATTGTTTAAATAAAAAATCCAGGCACAGAAAGTACCTGGATCATAGTAGTTTAAGTAATATTACTTTCTCTTAGCAGTTCTTTTTACAGCACCACCCTTTTTATTTATGCCTAATTTTTCTTTAAATTTATCAACAAGACCATACTTCTTATTTGCTACTAAAGCTCCAATACCAGCTGCTGTTCCTATAATAGCTTTTTTAGCATTAGATGATAACCCTCGTTTACCAAATGTTTGTTTACACTTTGGTTCATCTGGATTTTTTTTACAGTCTACAGCTGCACCACCAGCTGCCATTTTTTTTATTTTTTTCATGGTTATCTATTTTTAATTGTAAAGTTCAACACTGTTAATAAATAAAAGTCTCTAGATATATCTATTTCAATAGATAAGATATCTATAAATGAGAATCTTACTTTAATAGCAAGCTTGTCCCACTGCTTTGTGTAAGTATTCCAGCCGTTTCTAAGTTTCATAGTTTATTATTTAAATGGAACATAGGTAGTTCTATTACCTGATTTTCTAGCTTTAAGAATTTCTTTTCTTTGTCTGCCAGTAGACTCATAAGATACATGTACCCAGTCTGGATTAGTATCTGTACCAAACTCCCAGATAAGTTGATCAAACTCTAAGTTAGCTTTAATGTAATCAAAGATTTGTTTGTTAGTTACTTCAGTACCATCCATATCAATATCTACAGCTTCACCTGAACAATGTTGAGATGTTGTTGATGCTCCTTTAGTAATCTTATTAAGAGCCGCACTTCTATAACCAGAACTTAAAAAGATTGCTCTACCAAAATGTTCTCTAATTGGTTCTAATACTTTTTCACATAACAACACCATATTTGCCTGATGTGCTTCAGTTGGTGTATTACTTATTCCTGCTCTTTTGGCTGTGCTACTTCTTGTAAACTCAGCAAGTTCAAAGTGTTTACTTAATTGCATATTATTTCTTTTTAGACCATTTATCAATGGATGTTAAACCTAATGCACCAAATGCTAACAATGCTACTGCATCAACTAGTCTATCTGATGGTTTAATATCTCCATGAGTAGTTGTATTCATAATCAGTGCAGCAATTAGTGCTAATGTACAAAGTAGACCGGCTACCCTTTTAGATGAATAACTTCCTGATTCATCTGTAAATATTTCTTTTAAAAATCTCATACTTAATGTTTATCTGTTGCATACTTAACCCCCATAATAGTTCCTACTATAGAGAATGCATTAGTTAGTAATATACCCAAAAGGTTACTCCATGTAGAACCTATAATTTGAGTCTCTCTTCCATATAATATAGCAAATAAATACATAATACTTACTACTATGCCTACACTAATTATAATTACTAAAGCTACTTTAACAATTATATTAATGAGTTCAAACTGTGTTCTTTTTTGCAAAAGATCTAAATCATCCATTGCAGCATCTCTTAATTGTTCTTTTTTTTCTTGATGATATATCTCTTTCTTTACAAATTTTTAGATACTCAGCAAAAGCAGGATCATCTGTTCCAGGTTCTATTATCTTAAGAAGATTTCCTTCTAAGAAGAGTTTCTTCTCTTTAGCTATCTTTAATAACCCGTCTCTAACTGCTTTTGGTAGTACCATTACTTATAAACTTTGAAAGGTAAAGATTTAGTTCTATACCCTTCATAATCTTTTTTAAACTCTTCTAGTCTAGGTTCAATCTCATCAGATTTAATAATCCAGAATTGAGCACCCACAGCTTTAGCTTTATCAATTTCTTGAATATCAGAAGATGAAGATATAATACCTATTACACAACCATTACCATAATCATGATTAATCTTTCTGATCATTTCTATCCCATCAAAAGATGAACCTATAATGTTAAGATCTACAAATACACAATCAGGTTTTTCTTTATTTGGATCATCAGGAAACCATTGCTTAAAAAGCTTATCTGCTTCATCTGATGAAGACAAAGCTTCAAATGAAAGTGATATATCTAAAAGACTGCATGCATCTTCAAAAACAAGATGAAAAAGATTTTCATCATCTATTAGCATTATTGAGTTAATCATTTTATTTTAATTTTTATTTGTGTACCCTGAGCTATTTTTTCAGAAGTAACCTCAAAATTATGTTCTTTTATTATGGCTACACAAATGCCAAGACCAAGACCACTACCTGATTCTTTTTGGTTTTCTCTTCTTTTGTTTTGCCTTGAGTATTCTATTAATTCTTCATTAGATAAACCTCTACCATTATCTTGCACAATCAAAGTATGATTATCCAACATATATACAATTACTAGTTTATTTTCAGAGTCATTATATCTAAGCCCATTTCTGATCAAATTATCTACAGCTGTACAAAATAAAGATTCATTGATCTTTGCACTTGGTAAAACATCAATGATAACTTGGTCTTTATATGAAGTAGTCTCTAAATATTTTTTTAAGCAATCATCTAACTTAACCTCTTTAAACTCTAATGAACTACCCTGCTTTACTAAGTTTGTAAATTCATAAACTCCTTTATATACTTTTTGAGTATGTAAAAGACCATCTTTAAGCAACTTTAAAGGTGATGCTAAATTATACTGCTCTATAATTTCTAGTGGTAATCTTCTTTCTAATGAACTAATTCCTCTAGGTATGTATACATTGATTCCAGAATGCATATCATGTCTAAGAATCTTAGCAGCATGTTCAAGATATGTATTTTTATATTGTAGCTGATCTACTGTTAACTGGTGCAATTGTTCTTTTTCTTTTAAGAAGTCTTTAACAAACCAGAAAGCAGGAGGACAAAATACAATAAAACAAAAATACTCAATTAGGTTAGTATACTTACACTGAAGAAATATACCAAATAATGTAAAAGTTTTAACAACAAAAAATACTAGCATGCAAATACCAGCAATTATTAATGCTGAAGGAAAGTTATCAGCATCAAAAAAGTCTTCTCCTTTTAAATGATTATCTCTATCTGTAATGTTTGTTGAAATGGTATTTACTTCTGCTTGAATCCATATCTTAGCACCTTCAAAGTCTTCAGACTCAGATTCCATAGTAGCATCAAACTTACCAAATATTCCATTAACATTTGAGATCATCAAATGCTTAATTCTAAATGCTACATCTGAGTGAAGCGGATCAATAATATATCTCATCTTTGTAATATTAGTTGTTTAACTGCATCAGATAGTTCAGAAACACTTCTAGCTAGACTTTTAATTTCTAACTGAGTCTGTTCTTGAATTGCCTGATATTTTAATCTTGACTCTTGTTCTACAAGTTCAATCTTGCCTTTAAGCTTACCTAAACTTTCTGTATTATTTCTTACATCCGTATGGATCATTCTTAAAAAGTAACCAAGAACTCCTGTTACTGCTACTAATCCCCACTGTACTAATTGTGCTAATTCCATTATTTAATAATTAAACCTGTTGTCAATAATGCATTTAGAATTACAGATATGTTTCTCTGTTTCTTTAATTTCTTAATATCAAATGCTTGTGCTGTAATAATTGTATCCTGGCTATTAATAATATATCTCTGTGCCTGAATAACTGTGTCTTGGTTTTTTATTATCAGATCTTTTTCTTTGTCTCTACGGTAGAGCACGTGGATCATAGTATCCTGTATCTGAATAATGTTAAAAGTATCTCTAGCATTCTTAACAGAATCTAACTGAGAGTGTAGATCAAGTAGTCCAGCATTTAGTTTAGCAATAATCTTTTTGCTGTTATCTATCACTTGACCTTTCTCTCTTATAACAGTTTCTTTACCTTCTATTCTCTTTTCAATAGTCTTCTGCTTACTTACCGGGTAAACCTGAATAGGTTTTCTAAGCATCAAGATAAGACATATACCTATCAAGACAACTTGCAAGATTGTAGAAGTACTGATATTTAAGTTCTTTATCATAGTGATTCTAAAATTGGATCTGGTTTAGGTAGATATGGAATGAGAGGCAATTCTTTTACCCATAAACATCTTTCATTTATGCATTCATTCATTTCTTCTTGACTTATAACCCAGTTATCTTCAATATCCTGAATTGGATTAAAGTAACTATCTGGAGCATATAACTGCCCAATAAGTTGATCTTTTTGTTCAATAGTAAGTAAGCCTACTTGTATCATACGTTTCTTCCTAAAGCAGTTTGAAAATTATTTACAATAGTGCTAAGAGTTACACACTCTGCATCCGATAGTCCTTTTCCAATATGTGCAAAAGCACACTCTTTATTTGTAAAGTTTAATGCAGAAAACCCTCTGTTATTATAAGCAAACAAGAACATATCCACTGGAGGTGGACTAAATGTTGTTGTACCGCCTGAAGCAGAACCTCTTAAGATACCCCTAATAAAAAGTTTACTAGCTGCTGATGTTCTTGTACTAACGTAGTATCCTGATCCATCTGTATCTGTAGTAGTTAATGCATTGGTTGAATACCATCAGGATAGTTAATAGCTGAAAGTGAGGAGTTAGGATTACCTACAAATCTAATCAATAGTCTTGCCGATGTTGCCTGAGTAGCAGGATTGCCAAAACTACCAATTACGTTACCACCTGTTACGTGACTACCG